AAACTACTAAAAAATTCGTGGTTGAAAAAGTACTTTTTGCGGGAGAGAGAGCGCCTAAAAAAAAATTTCGGAAAAATAATTTTTGAAAAAAAAAATAAAATTTGAAAATAATTAAAAATTATCCTTGAACTTATTCATCCAATAATTATAACATTTGTCTCTGTTTATTCTATAATAGTCATGTTCTATATAATATTCAATAATATCATAAATAAAAGTGGAGCGTTCATTACCAACGAGATTATAATAAAAATGTATTTGATATAATAAATTATCGTTTAAGTACATAGTAATATATATTATTTAGGTTTAAATACTCCTTGTTTTAATACAATGACTTCTTCGCCATTAATATATTGTTCGAGTTTCAGACTTTGTTCGTGAAGGAGCTCTTCTTGTTTTGTCATTACTTCACTCAATAACTGAATTGTTTTAGCTTGTTCTTTCGTTTGCTTATATAAGTATTTGAACATATCCGACATTACATGAGTAATTGCGTCTCGTTCTGAAAAGTTCCCTTGATAATTGGGCGGTAATTTGGAACCCGGCTTAATAGCACGACTTGCTGATTCTGACATATAATTTCCGTGAATCGCAATGGTTCGTTTTTCACGTTTTCTTCCTAACTTAGCGTCCATACATTCACTATGTTTGACTGATTCAAAATATGAATCCCATAAATATTGGACACCGGTATCATCCATACCGTAATTGGCATACAAAGAAACTGCTTCGGAGCATTCCATTTTAGGTTCCATTTTAGGTTACATTTCATTGTTTTTTATTATTTCAATTTTATAAAAAATAATTAGAGGTTGAACTTATGTTCAAATTCAGAATAGTCAACCCATTTCAATTGACCATATGTCCAAAATTGCCCTGGTATAGAACTACCATAATAACCTGCTGGACGAACATCTATAGCATCTACAACCGAAATTTGAGTACAATCTAAATATAGATATCCAGATTTACTTATCCTATATTTAGAAATGTCCCGACTTTCTGTATTTTTTATCTTGAATATAATTGGGTCTTGACGTAATGCGTGAATAAGCATGTATTCGGAATTAGCATAATTAAAACGAACCCGGCGATTCCTTTCATAGGAGATGGCTTCATATTCTTTTTCAAGTTCTTCACTACTCATTTTAGAATAAGGTTTAGGTTTAAGATAAGAAGCAATGAGTTTCGTCATATCAGACGGGAGATCCATATTTTATTAAAAAAATAAATATAATTTCAATTTTAAAACCATGGAATACAACAAGGCTTATCTAGTTGAGTTAAGACAATAATGTGATTATCGCGTTGTTTCAATAAAGTATCGAATGATACTAATTGTATATCTTTTTCTTTGACCAGTTGTTTTAGTTCATACAATTCTTTATGTAATATGTGTTTTTTAGATTTGTTATGAGTGAACTTATTGGAGACAAATTCGTTACAATAAACGCATTTGTTGTCTCTATTTAATATTTCTTTTATGTCCGAATAACGAAACGGATGTTCTATTTTCAACAATCGTTTCAAATGTTCATCCGGATGAATCATATGACCGTTCTTCAACCCTTTATCCTTTACATATTCATCTATTTTTTGAATTAAATCAATATAATCCGTTTTATGAGACAATCTGAAAAAAGAATAAAGCTCCATACATTATAATATGAAGAAATCTAAATCAATTTTTACATTCATTTTCTTTGAGAATACGGATTTCTTGTTTAAGCGTTAGTATTTCCAAATACATATATTGATTACATTGTTGTTGTGTTATTTCGTTTATAACTTCTTTTGCTAGAAAGTATAAACCAAGTTCAAATACTTTTTGGTCGTTATCAAATTCAAACAAACTACAATTTACCATATCTTTGTTTTCCATAATTTTTTCTAAAAAGAATAACAATTCATCATAGTCTTTTTTGAAAGGTTCTTGGGGGTGTAAGTAAATCTCTAGATGCTTACTCTTGAACTCATTCAAATCATTTACGCATTCTTGCGAATAACTATCAAAGAATTGTTTGGCTATTTGGCATTTGAGTTCCATACACATGAATTATTATAAATTATAATTCAATTTTTAATTCACGGTTTCAAATGAGTTATTCCAACCACTTGAAGCATTCCAACCGTTCGCAACCGAATAATTTTCAACCGGTGTATTCCAACCACTTGAAGCATTCCAACCGTTCGCAACCGAATAATTTTCAACCGGTGTATTCCAACCTATTGAAAATGGAGTATTAGTAAAATTTTCTGTAGCATTTGCTGTGTAATTTGCGTCGGAATTTATGTTGTAATTTACTTTGGTATTTTTGTAAAGTGAGTGGTAATTCGGTATCAATTTAGGGACATTATTAAAACTATTTGGACGATCTTGAAATCTATATAAACTTGGTACATCATTTTTAGACGGAGGGTCACTTAATTTAGGTTCAATCAACTCGGGCATATTCCCGTTATATGAATGGTTTGTAACCTCATGTAATTTTTTTGTATATTGTTTATATTTTTTTGTATATTGTTTATATTTTTTTCGTTCAAGTCTATCTTTTTCTTCATACAATTCGCAATTCAGTACATCACAAATATGTTCGCGTTTTACGCCATCGTATGGAGTATGTTCATTTGTGGCATCGTTCAGTAAATATAAGTAATTGTATTTACCGTCTTTTAAATAATCAAATAATGTATAATTTGACTGGAATGATTCATGACGGGCGCTTATTTGTGGGTCGCGAACCATAATATTAGTTCCACTACGATATATAACAACAAAGTGATTTGACCATAATTTTATAATAGAACTTTCTAAAAATACTAAAGTTGCTTCCTTGTCATTTAACATATCCAAAAGTCGACCCGTTAAGTCAACTAAATTTCCCATTTTTATCCATGTATAGCTTGTATATTCGAATGCTTTGTTTAAGATTTTAATAACATCAAACATATTAATTCCATAATGATGTCCTATTTTTTGTAATAATAAAGAATTTTTATAATTGGTATATCTTAATGTATAAAAACATTGAGCCAGACAATCGGCATAATATAAGTCAATTTTATCTTTAATATATCTTTTTTCATTTGCACTGTGAAATGGGACAAATCCCGCTTTTTTAGTACGATTCATTATATATAAGTAATATTAATTCCATATTGAATTGTAATTCCATAATGCATTATTGCTATTTAAGTGACTCATTAATTTTCGTTTAGTTTTTTCGTCTTTTTTATAAGTTTTTTTATATAATTTATCAATATGTTCAAAGTTTTCGCAACCAAATAATTCACAAATATGTTCGCGTTTAACTCCGTTATCTTGTGTTATTTTATATTGTAAATTAAATAATATATATAAATTGCTATATAAATCTGGGTCATAGGACATGTAATCATTTAAATAACCTGTATAATTCATTTGAGGGTCTCTTATCATAATAGAAAATCCTTTTCTATACACAATAACATAATGACTAATTACATCATTTTTACTTGATTCTAAAAAACATAAAGTTGCTTGATTCATTTCTAAAATATGATAAAAATCTTCATCTAAATAAGTTCCGTCATTATTTAGTCTATAGTAAGTTCGGTCAATCAAATCCCAATGATAACTCATAGAAGGATATGCCATATTCAACAACTTAACCACATCGTTGTAATCAATGCCGTAATTATGATGACTAATTTTTTGTAATAATAAAGCATTTTTATAATTAACATATCTCAACGCATACATACATTGTGCCAAACAATCATATGAATAATTGTAACTATATTTATGTTTAATTCTACGAGTTGTATTATTGTTAGTAAATGGAACTATACCGGCAATTCGGTCCTTCATTATATATAAATAACAAATTAATAGAAGCATAATTCATCATAACACACGTGTTTGTCTTCACCAAAAACATCTTTGACAAATCTACTATCTACAAACCGTCCAATGGATTTATTACGAATCCTTTTTTTACATTCTTTTCTAGTGTCGCGCGATTTCTTACAATCCACTCTATATTTTAGTCCTTCCTTTTTGAATGAAATTCCGGGTTTTATTTTAAATCGTGTTCGGCATATGGACTGTGGGGCTCAATAATTCGCCATCATATTCGGGTATCGGTGTTAAAGACATAATTTTACTAATACAATCTAGTTTTCTATCACCAGATGCGCCACTTGTAAACTGAATAAAATATTTACCTTCCTTTAGTTTATCATTAATAGGATTATTAAATAATAATTTACTATTTGAAAATGGAACTATTTTGTGTTTCCACGAATTCATAAAAAACGTTCGGAATCTTTCACCATATTCTATAATACATCTTTCGTCCGGTATGTGTTCTAAATATATGGCTATATCTGCCATTTTTCTATTAAAATTATTCCATTCTACGACATTTTTTTCTTTTGAATCTCGGTCAACATTTGAACCAATGACTTTATAAATACAAATATTTATCATATATTGTGTATAAAATATATGAAAAAGCATAATAGTTTCAAAATATAATTTAGGATTTCTAATAATATTGGATTAAAACAAATATGCATTTTGCTTGTGTAGGGTCCTCTTGTATAAGATTGTAATGGTATAAGATAAATAATTGTGTCGTCGGAAGGGTTCATATAAAATTCTCTTTGAGTCAGTTGTTCTAATTTATTTTTCATTAAGGTAGAGCATTTATTAGCAATAAGAGATTTAGGCGGAGTTTGTAATTTATATCGAATACGCATCCATCTATATAATTGTTCATCCTCAGTTAAATGATTATATACATTTACACATTCATTTCTTAAAATATATATAAGAGATAATACAATTTGAATTTGTTGAGCTTCCGATTCAAGTTTATGAATACGTTCATTCCATGTTTTTTTTTGTTTGGGTGTCATATAATCATTATCATAATAGACATTTACATTATTTTCTAGGTCAGAACGTTGTATAAGTTCTCGTCCACTTTGTCAATATTCTATAATATGATTATGTATTTTGAGTGTATCGTTTTCCATTACATTATTTCTTACAAATTATATTTTGTTTTTTTCGCGGTAAATATAATTGATTTATATAAGGAAATGTTTGTGGGCTATACGAACGAATGGATATATTCAAATACGGATGCGACTGATTTGGAGATTCTAGATAATTTTCTGAAACAATAGACGGAGTCCGAGACCGACTATTCATATATATATAATGGAATATTATTTAGAGATATATCATATGACATTATAATGAAAACCTTATATGTATACGTAGAGAACAATGATTTAAAAAAAAAATACCAAGAATATATTGATACCCGTACGGAAGATTCGGGGTTTGATTTATTGAACCCGTGTAAAGTAGATTTAATTGAAACCACAAAGGTAAATTTTAATGTAAAATGTGCTATGATGGACGAAAATAATAATAGTTTACCCTTTTATTTATATATGCGTTCTAGTTTATCTAAAACAAACATTCGATTAGCCAATAGTGTTGGAATCATTGACAAAGGGTATCGCGGAGACATTTGTGCTTATTTTGATGTATTGAAACCCGACGTATTGGAATTGTATCAACGACCCGTACAATTATGCGCAAATGATTTAGAATTTTTCAATGTAGTTTTGGTGGATAATTTCGATCCATTTAAAAATACATTACGCGGTGAGAATGGTTTTGGTTCAACTGGAATTTAGAAATTGAAATTAAATATTAAAAAGAATTACCTCAAAATGAATAACGAAACCATTGGACAAACGGCAGAATATGCTTTATGTAAGTATTTTAATATAGAATCTAATATACACGAAAGTCGTATTGATAATAAAACTTGTGAAAATATATTGGAACAATGTAAACTATTTGTATTTCCAAAAATAGTTCAAAGTATTGGGTATCAAAATAATAGTATTGATTATTTATGTGAAAATGATAAAACATTGAGT